GTGAGGTCCGTGAAAACCCCTTTGGTTTCGGTGATGGTCTGAGCCTTGAGCCAGTTCATCACCCGATTAAATTCAGGATGCTCGAAGTTGATCCACGGCAGGATGGCATCCTTGAGGTGGATCACCGGGCGCTTGGTCTGCCGAGGTGTGCGACCCTTGGGGCCAAAGTCGTAGCATGCGACACCGGCTTCTTCTAGCTTCATGGTGAAGTAGTCTTTGCCGATCTTGGTGTCGTTGTGGTTCATGAAGTCCCGGGCGTACTTGCGCGTCAGTTCTTCACGGAAGTGGATCATGTCAAGCGTGTGGTGATAAAACGCCTTGGTCTGCGCCACATCGTGCTTGTTGTAGGACTTGAGCACTTCGATCTGCTCACGATTGAGCACGGTGCCCACCGGGAACGGCAAGTCTTCAATGCTGTCGCTGCGCATGTTGAACTCCAGCACTTTGAGGCTGGTGGATCGAGCGCGGTTGTCGAAGTGATGAATCTTGAACAGGTCGATCTGCTGCACAAACTGGTCCGAGGGCTTGACCATGTGCATCCACTTGCTGCCGTCTTCATCTTGCGAGTTGACGATCGCCATCGCCTTTTGGTACAGCGTGTTGGCATCACTTTGGCCCATGCGCACGAGGGTGTGGATCACAGGGTAATCGAACCCCAAGTTGTTAAAGCCGACCATGCGTGAGTCGGTGTCCTTGAGGAACTGGAGGAACTCAACGATCTGACGACTGTCGTTGCGTAGGTCACTGATCTCGAACATCCAGTGCAGAGGTGCTTCTGCGTGTTCCACTGCCAGCGTGAACACGTTGGGATAGGTTTCGATGTCGAATACATAGTCGTTACTCATTACGGTTACCGGGTAGGTGGGGCCACTGGCCGGTCCCCCGGGAACCCCCAGAGGCAGTGGCCCCGATTCAATTACTGGCCGAAGAACGAAGGCAGGCCCGTGGGTGCACCAAACGGTGCGGCAGGCATTGCTGGCGCTGGGGCAGCAGCAGGTGCGAACATGCCAGCAGGAGCACCGGCCACAGCACCAAACATGCCCGATGCGTCAACAGCACCTTCGCCGAACGGTGTGTCATCAGCGGCGAACTGGACAGCGATCAAGTCGCAGCGGATGCCACGGCCATGCTTGTTGTCCTGCGGCCAAGGCTTGATCGCAGCGTTGACACGGCAACCGCCGTACATCTTGCGGGCCAGTTGCTGATACGCCATCGTGTTGGTGGGGTCGATGGGTTGACCATCGGCTTGGATCATCTGAGGCGCGGTGTCGCGGCCTGCGGTGATGAACACATGGCCTGCATAACCATCGTAGGGCTGGAAGGTTTTCTTGTTGACCTTCTCCTCACCACGGCCAAAGCAGCGGGTCTTGCGGTCCTGCTGGATCATGCCCATGACAGCTTGAGCGTGTTCCTTCCACTTGTCCAGCGCCAAGGCACCGTAGCGGGCCATGAACTGAGCGAAGCCGGGGTGGCTCTCAGGCATGATGAACTCGCAGTTGTACGAGATGCGTTCCTTGCCGGTCTGCTCGTTGATCTGGCGCTGTGGTTCAGCAAGATGGGGGAAGGACAGACGGACGTTCGACAAAAAGATGATTTCAGACATTACATTTACTCCAGTTTAAGAAAGCCACGAGGGCAGGGATTCGGCAACGGGTTGGTCAAGTGTGAACTTGATCGCCTCTGCCTCGACTGCGCTAAACAGCGGCGCAGCATTCATGATGACAGCCGGACGGCCATCGGATTCAGGGACCACGGTCAGTTTGCCCGCCAGCTTGCTGACGTACTCCTGCTCCATGCGTTTGAGTTGGCGCTCGGTCAACGTCACCTTGGTGCCGTCTTTCTTCTCCCACGTCAGCTTCTCAGCCTTGGCAGGTGTGACGAGTTTGGTTTCGTAGATCGCGCCCTTAGGAATGCCCATCTTGACCAGCTTCTCGGCCATCTCTGCTTCGGGCAGTGCCCAAGCGCGGGAGCCGCGACCGTTGACCAGTTTGAGGCCGGGGATCGAGATGCCTGACTCCATGCGGCGCATGGCTTCTTTTTCCACAGCTTCGAGGAGTTGACGCATCAGGGGTGCGGCTTCCATGATCTGACGAATCTGGGCATCGTCCATCTGGGCCGGGTCTTTATCGGCAGACTGCTGCGCGACATCGAGTGTTTCGGTTACGACAGGCTGGAACATGATCCCGACCTCCTTCATTACGTTACTTGCCAGCGCAGAGCATGAACCCTTGGCACGGCAGAATTTACATTGACTTTCACCCGGTACAAGCGGTGCATCTGGTTTGTCAGTAGCAGCAGCTTGCGTGATGATTGTACCCATGTTGTCGAGCAAAGACTTCACCGTGACAGTGTGCGATGTGATGGCAGGCATCCCACGCAGCGCCAGCTTGGGCTGGATGATGGTCATCTTCACGTACTCGATGGGGTAGGCACCGTTAACGGGTAGCTTGTAGCCAGCCAGCACCCCGTAGGCGTACTGTTCAAGCTGCATGTTGCCTTCGGCGCTAACGATACCCATGCCGTCCTTGTAGTCGATCAACTCAAGGGTGTCAGCACCGATGATTTGAAGGTCCACCGTACCCGACAGGTCTTTGCGACCCAGCAGGAACTCGGGATCAACACGGGTTTCAGAGATTACCCGAAGTCCGAGATTCTCGATTTTGTGGACGTAATCAAATGCAACCTTGACACGTTCAGCACGGTCCTTGTCAACATGGAACGAGCCTTCGTGATCGGTCATCAACTGACCCACCATTGACAGTGGGTCAACAAACTGTTTGATGCAGTGCTCAAGCAGCGTGTGCGAGTGTGTGCCATCGGCAGCAGCGGGGCCGCTACCGGTGTCAGGGTACTTGGCCTCCTCTCGAATGCTGCCGGGGCACAAGGCCCAGCGGCTGCGCTTCGATGGGGACAGCTTGGCGTGATCGCTCATATGACGATCTTCCAATCCTCGGCCAACATGTCGGTCTGACTTGCAAGCCAAGGCACACGAGCACCGGGTGTGTTTTGAGCATCCGATGGGTAGTTCAAAAACACGTAGGGCAGCGTCATCTTGCTGTGCTCATCAGGACGCTGCAACTCCAACCACATGCCTTTGCCGTTCCAACCGGCACGGCACACATGCATTCCCTTTTTCAGACATTCCAGTGCAAGGCCAAAGGTCATGGCGTCACATTCACGGTATGTCTCCTCGAACACGTCCTTGGGCGACCATGATTCGTAGCCATCGGCGTATTGGACAAAGTAACCGGGTTCGGCTGCGCTGCGGTCAGCAGGCTTGGCGTGGATGATTTTGGTTCCGATGTAGCGTTTCATGATCAACCTTTCAAGGCTTCAACGCCAGTGTGCAGGGCAGCATAGTGCTCGGGCTTCACATCGTTGATGTTCTGGTAGCCCAGACCAGTCAAGACGCCTTGAATCAATGCACCTTTTTGTGGGCCGAGAGCCTTGTAGGCACCCATCACGTAGTCGATCAAACCCTTGGGGTCAGAGAACGGTGCGCCAGTGGCAGCAGGTGCGGCCACAGGGGCTGCGAATGTGGGAGGCGCGGGCATGGCCGGAGCAGCGGCCACGGGTGCAGGTGCTGCGACTGGTGCGGGAGCAGCAGCAACGGGGGTAGCTTGTACCACAGGCGCTGGTGCTGGTGCAACAGGTGCGGGTGCTGCTACATTGCCGGATTGCAGTTGTGCGGTCAATGCGGTGACAGCGGCAGTCAGGGCTTCAATCTTGAGTTCGAGTGACATAAAGTTTCTCCAGAGGGTTACGGTTTACAGGGGGTTGAATTGTGAGGCGGTCTTCAACAAACGCCTCGACGATTTCACGATGCACTTCGCTTGGTGTCCCTAGCTTTCGTGCTTTCTCATGAAACTTGGTGCGCGTCTTGTCTGTCACTCGGACAGTCATGAACGCTGATTTGGATTTGGGTGATGTCATAAATAATTTCCTTGACCGATGGCGCAAGTGTACACCACTGTGATACGATTGTGCAACTGGTTTGAAATTATTTTTGGAAAAGAAAAAGCCCCGGTGGTTAGACCGAGGCTTTGAAGGAGAAACACAATGAACGAAGTGTCGGCAACTGCAATCACCAACGGGTCCATTCTATGACAGCGCCACAGACTGTGCAATCACATCCAGCGTCTGTTGACGCCTACATTAGACACGGCTGGAGCCTTGTCCCGATCCCAGCCAACACCAAGGGGCCGCGCACCCCGGGCTGGAACCTCAAACAGAACGCCCTCAAGGCCCAAGGCGACCTGCCCCCGGGTTACGGCATCGGTTTGGCCCATGCGTACAGCGGCACGATGGCGCTGGACATCGACAACTGGACCGTGACCACCAGCCTGCTGGCCGAGCATGGCATCGACCTGCAAGCCCTCTACGATGCGCCTGACGCCGTGGTGATCAACTCGGGCAAGCCCGGGCATGGTAAGCTGCTGTACGCGATGCCCTTCGGCGCTGCGCTACCATCGAAGAAGATCATGCACAGCGGCATCACGGCCTACGAGTTGCGCTGCGCCACGGTCAGCGGCCTCACGGTGCAGGATGTGCTGCCACCGTCCATACACCCCGAGACACGCCAGCCCTACCACTGGGCAGGCCACGGCCACTGGACCCGGATGCCGGTGATCCCCCAAGCCCTGCTGGACCTGTGGAGTGGGATGCTGGCGCAGGACAAAGAGCGCACCATCGCCACGGATGGCTCGATTGATGCCTCATGGGAGGAGATCAGGCAAGCACTCGATGCGGTGCCCGCTGACTGCACCCGGGACGAGTGGGTCAGCATCGGCATGGCCCTGCACTGGGCGGGCACCCAGACCGACCAGCTTGAGCAGTCCCTGTCGCTGTGGAACGAGTGGAGCGCCACGGCGCAGACCAAGTACCCCGGGGAGCGTGAGATTCTGACGCAGTGGGTCAGCTTCCGGCCTGACAAGGCAACCGCTGTCAAGCTGGGGACACTTTTCCACATTGCCAAGTCCCACGGCTGGCAGCGGCCCATACCCGATGCGTCCGAGTTGTTCAGCAAGGTTGAGACACCGGTCATGGAGCCGATCAACGTGCTTGACGGCCTGCGGCCCAAGCCACCCGAGATGGACCTGTCCCTGTGGCCCCACATCCTCAAGACCCGATCCACTGAGATTTCAGAAAGCGTGGGCTGCGACCCTTTGGTCCCTTTGTTCGCTGGGTTGGCCGCTGTCTGCGGGGTGATTGATGCCCGCATCCGGCTGGAACTCATGCCGGGGTTCAAGGTGCCCCCGGTGCTGTGGCTCATGACTTTGGGCGACCCAGCGGACAAGAAGTCACCCGGATCGCGGCCCATGCTGTCGCCCCTGAAGAACATCGAGGCCGAGGATCGGCCCCGCTACGGCAAGGAACTGCTGGACTGGGAGGGCAAGGAAGCGGCCTATGCTGCTGCCAAAAAGGGCTTTCTCGAGTGGTCCTCCTCGCCCGATGCCCTGCTGGGTGCCGATCAAGCCCCATTGGTGCCCGAGATGCCACCCCAGCCGGTGCCCCTCAAGATCACAGTCAGCGACATTACGAGTCAGAAGCTGGTGCGCCAAGCGGCAGACCGGCCCCGTGGCCTGCTGTGCCACCTTGACGAGATGAACTCGTGGGTGCGCAAGCTGACAGACAAGACCAGCGGCGAGGATCGGTCAGCATGGGTTGTCAGCTACGAGTCAGAGCACTACGAGATGGACCGGGTGGGCGCGGGGTCGATCCACTGCGAGAACTTGGCCGTGAGCATCTACGGGAACATCCAGCCAGCGGTGTTCCGGGCCAGCGTGGCACCACTGTCAGCCGATGGTCTGCTACAACGCTTCATCCCCGCCATCCTGCGCGGCAGCAAGACCAAGCTGGGCCAGCCGGTGCCCGAGTACCTGACCAGCGCCGCAGCGTGGGAGAACACCCTGCGCCTGACCTACGCGCTGCCCCCACAGACCTACCAACTGTCGCCCGAGGCGTACACCGTGTTCCGTGAGTTCCAAGCATGGTACGAGGAGGCCAAACAAGACGAGAGGGTGCTCGACAGCGGGCCTGAATACATGACGGCTTTCGGTAAGCTGGAGGGCTTGGCTGGTCGCTTGATCCTGCTGTTCCACGTCATCGAGTCCCCATTTAGCCCACAGGTTGCCCCCGATGTTGTCCACAGGGTCATCTCGTTTGTCAAGGGCTACGTGATCCCCGCCTACCGCTACGCACTGGGTGAAGTGGCCGGGGCCATCTCGAATGACTTCGACCAGTGGGTGATCGACCACATCATCCAAAACAGCACCGAGATCACCATGATCGACCTGCGCACCCTGAAGCGGTCAGCACGGCGTAAGCTGGAGGGCAAGACCGAATGGCAAAAGGACCAAATGGTCATGGACGCCATGCTGGTGCTGGAGCAGGCCGGGTGGGCTGTCAAGATCGAGGAGGAACTGCACAAGCACCGTGCCATGTGGGCCATCAACCCCACGCTGCCCACGATGTTCAAAGACTACCGGGAGCAGGTGCTCAAGGCCAAGCAGCGCCACGCTGATTACATTTACCGCCATGCCTACGACAAGGGCAAAGAGCGCAAGTTGGTCAAGGGGTATGACCCCGACACGATGGAATGACAAAGGCCCGGTTGATCCGGGCCTTTTTTACTTTTTGGGCTGTGAGAACTTGATCCAACACGACTGACAAATCTATTTGACTGGGGTCATCTGGACCCCGCCCTCGGGGAATCGGTCACGCTGACAGCGGGAACACATCTTCATTCTGCCTTCTCCTTGAGCGTGGCCCATGCCACTTGTGCACATCGGGCGCACTGGTAGTGGTACTGGGTGCGATGTGGCGATGGGGTCAACAGCCAGCGGTGTTTGCATTCGGTCATAGTCCTAACTCCTTGAGTGCGTTTTGCAGTCCAGCCAATCCGCCAACGCGCTGGTCATTGATGAAGATTTGTGGCATTTGTCGGGCTTCGGGGTATCTCGTAAAAAGCGCCACCGCGTGTTCCGACACAATGACATCAAGCTCTTGATACCCAATCCCTTTGCTGTCCAGCAGCCGCTTGGCCGTGGTGCAGTTGGGGCAGTTGGTCTTGGTGTAGATCACGATGTTCATTGCATCTTCTCCTGAATGTCCGAGGGGTCAACCACCATCATCTGCTGGAAATAGATGGCAAACGATGCCCGGGTGTCATTACCAAAAGGCATGGCGTTGACGCGCTTCATTGCTTCTTCCATTGCGCTGTTCCAGCCCGAGACAAACACGAATCGGGCAGCGTCTTGGGGGTTCAGGCCCATGTCGCCATAGAGGCGGTCATAGTGTTCAAGTGCGTTCATTGTTGAGTCCTTCAAACGGGATTTTTCGACATGACCGAATTGTCAATCGAATCGGTTGAGCCGGTGGAATCGGATTTTTCGACATGACCGATTTCTCCAGCCAAATTCTTCACCCGGCCACGCTTGCGCGGGGGTGTCGTGCTCACGGGTGGCAAAAAAGAACCATGCAGCGCGGGGGCCAGTGCTTCGACCAGTCCCAACACGTCAAGCAACCGGGCCACGGCTGCACCCGGTTCACGTTCACCGGTGCACCATTTGCGAACGGTGAACACGGGGACACCGAAATAATCAGCGGCCCGGGGTTCGTCAAGGTTCAGGCGGTCCACGGTTTGCCGGACCCGTTCGGCCACGGTACCGGGGGCCGGGGTTTTGGGTTGTTTTAGGGGGGTTTCGTTCATGGCTGGGGGTGTCCTATGGGTTAGGGTCAAAAAATGCCCCTAGGATTGATCCTAGGGGCTGGGGGTTCAAGGGTTCGCGTGGTTACAGGTCGAGAAAGTCAGAGACTAGCGGGACCAACACGACACCGGCAAGGGCGATTAAAAGGGCGGTTATCACTCAAACCCCTTCGTCAAGCAAATTTGATCCACGCCATTTTGAAACACGGTATGGCGTTCATACTTAATCGAACCATCGGCGCTCAAAAAGTCCCGTTCGTCAACTTCCACGATGTCCGGGCCTTCGTCTAGGTCATAGTCAACGATGAAAAAACGAACGGGTAAGCGTTCCCACGCCTTCTCCAGTTCTTCGGCCAGTGCATCCCGTTCGGCTTCGAGTTCAGCGATGCGGGCGAACAGTTCAGCGGCCATCGTGAAGCCTTCGGCATATGCGATGCGTTCGGCTTCGGGGGCTTCAAGTCTTAAAAGGTCAATCATTTTTCAATTCTCCAAATTGACAGTGAAACGGTTTTCACCGTGGCCGATAAAAAGGGTGCCGATATTCGAGAAAATCCGGCAGTAGACGCGCCGCCACCGTCCATTAAATTTAACCATGTGGGGCGTAGGGATGCGGGAACCGTACCCGGTAGCGGTGAACGAAAGCCCCCGTTCTTGCCACCACAGGGGCGCGGTTTTATGGTCCACCGCTACCGTGGCGAAACTATCGCGGGAACCGTCCGGGCGGGTGGCGTGGGTTTGAATGTAGGCGTTCATGGTTTAGGCTTCCAGTGCTTGTTTGATGCGGACCACTTCGGCCCGGGCGGTGTCCAGTGCTTCGGCTTCGAGTTCTTGGGCGACTTCGGACAAATAGGCGTTTGATGTGTCGGAAAAGTTGCAGTCAATGCCCCACAGACTCGCGGCATGGTCCGACAGTTCAACACCGTTACGGGACACGGACAACACCACGCCCACATAAAACCATTCGTCATCCCGCCACCGCTGCACGTCTTCGGCGTCATAACAATCGAAGTCCGTGGGCTTTGTGTCGGTGTCGTGCTGCAACCGGGCGACAAAATCAAACCCTTCGCGGGTCCACTCGATGCGGTCCCCTTCGCAGGCGTATTTGTCGAACTGGGGGAAAGTTGTTTCTGTGTTCATGGTGTCACTCTCCAAAAAAGAAATTGGCGGCGTATTCGCACAGGGTGTCAGACGAAGCGCCGAACCACTGTGTCCACGGGGTGCCCCAGTCCTGATACTCAAGCCAAGCGCGGCAAGGTTCGCCCCGGTTCAGTTCGCCCACGATACGAACCGCAGGCCCACCGGTGCACAAAAGGATCATAAATTCGCCCGCTTCGAGTGTTTCGCCGGGGCTTGTCCAGTCGCTGCGCACTTGGACTTCAAGCGGGTCTTCTTGGATGTTGTCCCGGGCGGCGTCTTCGTCGGTGCAGTCGCCTGCGGCGTCTTCGAGTTCGGCCAGTTCTTCGGCGTTGTCGGTTTCCCACTGGGTCAGGGCTTCGCGGGCGCGTTCGAGTTCGGCCCACTGTTCACCCGCCCCGCCGTCTTCTTTGGCGGCGGTGTATTCGGCTTCGGCGTCCTTGACCGCTTCGGTCAGTTCTTCGCGTTCGTCCCGCAGTTCTTGCAGGCGGTCATAGTCGCAGGTCAAGGCGGCGAGCATTCGCACAATGGACGAATACTGCGCGGCGGCTTGTTCTTCGGCGTGGTTGTCGGTTTTGGTTGTCATGGCTTCAAGTCCTTACAGGTTACGGGTTACAGGGAAAAGGCAAACACGGTCAAAAGGTACATGGCACCCAGTGCGAAGGCTGCACCCGCCCAAATCATCAGCGGGGAAGGTTCGCGGGTGTCCACGGGTTCAGGATACATCTCGATGTAGGTTAAGGCGTGGCGGTTCATGGTGTCGGTTCCTTACGGTTACGGGTTGTTAATGTGCTCAATTCTAACCCATTGGGTCCACATTGTCAACAAATCAAAGAAGAAAAGTTTCTAGGGGCTTTCCCTAACCCACTGGGTAGGGTTCACGGTGTCACTTTGTACGTGGTGACAAATTGCCCTTTTATCTCAGGGGGTCGATTCTGGAGATTCTGGATTTCTAGTGCTTTTAAAAAGTACTCTGATTTTCGCCTTGCCTGCGCGAAAGGTGAAAGTGTCGCCACGGCCCCCAAATCGCATAACTTTGACCCATTGGGTGCCTACTTTCCCCAGATTTTGGGGAATTTCCCCGGCTTCTCGATTGAACCCCGGACCCACTGGGTGCCCGAGTTTCTCGCCCACTTTGCCCGCCCAAAGTACCCGGACACATGGACCCACTGGGTGCAAGTGGTGCGCGAATCTCCGCACCCACTGGGTGCCGGGTTGCTGGGGTGTCTGTGCTGGGTGCGTGGTTGCAGTGGTGCCCGGGAGTCGCTGGGGCGAGGGGAGGGGGTAGGGCCAGCGGGGTCGATGGCCCGGCTACGTAGGCATCACAGAAACTGTGAAAAATTTTTCAAAAAGTAAAAACCCAGTGGGTACACTTACCCCGTAAATCCCGTGTTACACAAAACCATCCGCATGTGATAGCATCCGTACCACTATGAAACAAGAGAACACCTCGTTCGTAGGCACGGCTGTCGCCAGTGAAAACCAACTGCCAAACTGGCTGACCGTGCCTGACCCAGAACCCCTCAGAACCTCGAAGGCTGCAAGGGCGTTGCTGCATGTCGAATATGAGCAGATATTCGAGCGCATCGTGGAGGACATCTACCGTGGCCGGTCCCTGCAATCGCTGATTGAGGATGACCACCGGGCCATCTCGTATGAGGACTTCCTGCGCTGGGTCAAGCGGGATGCCACCCGCCACGAACGGTTCAAGGAAGCGCAGGAGATGCGCACTGAGTTCTTGGCCGGGGAGATTCTGGAAATTGCCGATGGGGTCGAGTCCATCGACGCCAACTCGAACGACACGGTGAACCGGGACAAGCTGCGCATCGACACGCGCAAGTGGCTCATGGGTGCGCACAACAGGAAACGCTACGGCGAGACGAAACAAATTGAACTGGGTGGCACCATCTCCATCACTGAGGCGCTGGCGCAGGCCCAAGCCCGGGTGATCGAGGGTGAGGTGATTGACGTAACACCAAGGTTGGAGAACTGATGCAGAAGCCCCGGTACAGCCCAGAAGACGAGCAGACCCTGATGAGCCAGCTTTGGAGTCCGTCTATCAAGGACGACCCTGAGGCGTTTGTGCTCTTTGTGTTCCCTTGGGGGCAGAAGAACACACCCCTCGAACACTTCAAAGCCCCTCGTGCATGGCAGCGTAGGGCACTGCGCAGGATACGGGACTTCATCAAGGAGAACCGGGGCAAACTGAGCAACGACCAGTTGATCGACGCGCTGCGCAGGGCTGTGTCCTCTGGCCGGGGGGTGGGCAAGTCGGCCCTCGTGTCGTGGCTAATCTTGTGGATGCTGAGTACTCGGATAGGTAGTTCCGTCATCGTGTCGGCCAACAGCGAGAACCAGTTGCGCAAGGTGACGTGGGGTGAGTTGACCAAGTGGGTCACGATGGCGATCAACGCCCACTGGTGGGAACCCACGGCCACGAGCCTGAACCCGGCCAACTGGTTGACTGAACTGGTCGAGCGTGACCTGCGTAAAGGCACCCGGTACTGGGGTGCCGAGGGTAAGCTGTGGAGCGAGGAGAACCCAGACGCCTACGCCGGTGTGCACAACATGGACGGCATGATGGTGATCTTCGACGAGGCCAGCGGTATCCCGGACAGCATCTGGTCCGTGGCTGCGGGCTTCTTTACAGAGAACATCTTGGACCGGTACTGGTTCGCGTTCAGCAACGGACGGCGCAACACCGGGTACTTCTACGAGGCCGTGGACGGCAGCAAGCGGGAGTTCTGGGAGAGCGAGAAGATCGACGCCCGCACAGTCGAGGGCACCGACAAGACCATCTATCAGCAGATCATCAACGAGTACGGTGAGGACTCGGACGAGGCCCGGGTCGAGGTCTATGGTGACTTCCCCAAGTCGGGCCAAGACCAGTTCATCGCACCACACCTTGTCGATGACGCCATGAAGCGGCAACTGCACAAAGACATGACCGCGCCCATCATCGTGGGCGTAGACCCGGCCCGGGGCGGCATGGACAGCACCGTGATCGCCGTGCGCCAAGGGCGGGACATCGTGGCGATCAAGCGGTTCCGTGGTGACGACACCATGACCACCGTGGGCCACGTCATCGACGCCATCGAGGAGTACCGGCCAGCACTGACCGTGATCGACGAGGGGGGTCTGGGGTACGGCATCCTTGACAGATTGACCGAGCAGAAGTACAAAGTGCGCGGGGTCAACTTCGGCTGGAAGGCCAAGAACCCGACCATGTGGGGTAACAAGCGGGCTGAGATTTGGGGTGCGATGCGCGACTGGCTCAAGACCGCCAGCATCCCACAAGACAGGCTGCTCAAGTCCGACCTGATCGGCCCGATGAAGAAGCCCAACTCGGCAGGCACCATCTTTTTGGAAGGCAAGAAGGAAATGAAAGCCCGTGGACAAGCATCGCCCGATGCGGCTGACGCCATCGCCGTGACCTTCGCGTACCCTGTGGCACATCGGGAGTACAATGACCGCACAATCACCCGGCGCAACGCTCAAAACGGTGCAGCCACAACTTCATGGATGGGAAGTTAACTGTGCCACTTGTCAAATCACCCTCAAAAGAGGCGTTTCGCAAGAACGTCAAGGCTGAAGTAGCAGCCGGAAAACCCCAAAAACAAGCAGTTGCGATTGCCTATTCGGTCAAGCGTGAAGCTGCCAAAAAACCCACAATGAAGCCCAAAAAATGACCATTCAAGCCCTGCAAGACTGCCTGATCGTGCGCCCAGACATGGAAAAACACGAGCTTTTCATCCTTCTGAAGCAGAAACAAACAGGCACAGGTGTGGTAATCTCCGCTGGCCCTGACGCAAAAGACGTGAAAGTCGGCGACAAGGTGCTATTTGGTGATTCCATCGGTCAGGACTTAAAATGGGAAGGTGACAACCTTCTGGTCATGAGGGAATCACACACCCTCGGAGTATTCGACGCATGAAAGACACCACCGGAATCGTAGCCGCAGGAAATGTGGCAAAAAACGGACCGTACCCGTCAAAAGGCGGTTCCGAGGAAATTTTGGCCGTTGCGCGTTCACGCATGACAATGGCTATGTCAGCGTTTTCTCAGACCCGGGAAGACGAACTTGACGATCTGCGGTTCTACGCAGGCTCCCCAGACAACCAGTGGCAGTGGCCTGCTGACGTGCTCCAAACTCGTGGTGCCGTGCAGGGTCAAACGATCAACGCCCGCCCGTGCCTCACCATCAACAAGCTGCCACAGCACGTTCATCAAGTGACGAACGAGCAGCGCATGAACCGTCCCGGCATCAAAGTGATCCCGGCTGACGACAAGGCCGATGTTGACGTGGCAGACGTGTTCAACGGCGTGATTCGTCACATCGAGTACATCTCCGATGCTGACGTGGCCTACGACACCGCCTGCGAAAACCAAGTGTCCTACGGTGAAGGCTACATCCGTTTGCTGACGGAGTACTGCGACGAGAAGACATTCGATCAAGACATCAAGATCGGGCGCATTCGCAACAGCTTCAGCGTGTACATGGACCCCATGATCCAAGACCCCACGGGCGCAGATGCCCGCTGGTGCTTCGTCACGGAAGACTTGACCAAAGCTGAGTACGAGCGTCTGTACCCCGATGCCGCGCCGATCAGCACATTGATGAGCCTTGGTGTGGGCGATCAGTCCATCGCCCAGTGGATTGGTGAGAACACCATCCGCATCGCTGAGTACTTCTACATCGAGTACGAGAAGCACACACTGAACCTGTACCCCGGCAACCAGACTGCGTTCACGGGCACACCCGAAGACAAGGCTCTGCGCATGATGTTCGGCAAGCCGATCCGTACCCGTGAAGCTGACCGCAAAAAGGTCAAGTGGTGCAAAATCAACGGCTACGACATCCTCGAGGAACGCGAGTGGGCCGGTGCCTACATCCCCGTGGTGCGCGTGGTCGGTAACGAGTTTGAGGTTGACGGCCAGATGTACGTGTCGGGCTTGGTGCGTAACGCCAAAGATGCCCAGCGCATGTACAACTACTGGGTGTCGCAGGAAGCTGAGATGCTGGCGCTGGCCCCCAAAGCCCCGTTCATCGGGTACGGCGGTCAGTTTGAAGGCTACGAGCAGCAGTGGAAGACTGCCAACACGAACAACTGGCCCTATCTGGAGGTCAATCCAGACGTTACAGACGGCCAAGGCGCGGTGTTGCCACTACCCCAGCGGGCACAGCCTCCAATGGCCTCCAGCGGCCTGCTGCAAGCCAAGGCGGGTGCTGCCGAGGACATCAAGTCGGCCACCGGCCAGTACAACGCATCGCTGGGCATGACCAGCAATGAGCGTTCTGGCAAAGCTATCTTGGCCCGCCAGCGCGAAGGCGACATCGGCACATATCACTACGTTGACAACTTGGCCCGTGCAATTCGTCACATTGGTCGTCAACTCGTGGACTTGATCCCCAAGATTTACGACACCGAGCGCATTGCCCGCATCATTGGCGAAGATGGTGAGCCATCGACCGTCAAGATGAACCCGATGCAGGAAGAACCTGTCAAGCGGATCGTGGACCAAGAAGGTGTGCTGATTGAGAAAATCTACAACCCCGCTGTCGGCAAGTACGATGTGCGCGTGATCACCGGCCCCGGCTACGCTACCAAGCGTCAAGAGGCTCTGGAGAGCATGGCCCAGTTGCTGCAAGGCAACCCACAGTTGTGGCAAGTCGCTGGCGATCTGTTCGTCAAGAACATGGACTGGCCCGGTGCTCAAGACCTCGCCAAGCGGTTCAAGAAAACCATCGACCCCAAAGTGCTGGCCGACGAAGACGATCCAGCCTTGGCCGCTGCAAACCAGCAAATGGAAGCGATGGCCGCTGAGATGGAGAACATGTTCCAGATGTTGCAAAACGTCAACCAGAGCATGGAAGCCCGTGAGATGCAGATCAAGCAGTTTGAAGCTGACATCAAAGCGTATTCTGCTGAAACACAGCGAATTTCCGCTGTACAAGCCGGTATGTCGCCCGAGCAGATTCAGGACATCGTGATGGGCACAATTGCCGCAGCGATGGACACTGGCGATCTGGTTGGTGGTGCACCGCAAATGCCTGAGATGCAGCCTCAAATGGCCCCCGAACAAGGTCAAATGCCACCTGAAGGGATGATGTAATGAGTTGCGCTGATTTCATGGGTGAGTTGTTCTTGGCGCGGGATGTGGCCCATTCCGTCCACCTCAACACCCGTTCATACTCAAAACACAAGGCGCTGCGGCACTTCTACGAGGATGTGCTGGACGCCGCCGACAAGTTTGCCGAGGCGTACCAAGGCCGTCATGGTCTAATTGGCCCCATCTCGCTCAAGTCAGCCCGCAAAGACGGTGCAATTTTGCCGTTCTTGGAGGACTCGCTGGCGTACATCGAGGAAAACCGGTACAAGGTCTGCGGCAAGACTGACACAACCTTGCAGAACATCATTGACGAGATCATTGCTGTCTACCTGTCGGCGCTCTATAAACTGAGGTTTTTGGCATGACAACACCCACCGCATCACTCAGTTACTTTGGCCGCACCGAACCGTTTGACCTTCAGGTGTCTCGCAATCTGATCGGTGGGCACTCCGTGGTGACCGTGTTTGGCTACAACCCCGATGTGGACACCACTGAGGAGTCGATCTGGCCTGATGGCGGCACAATCCCGCACCCCACAGTGGCCTCGGTGCTCAGTATCGTGTCTACAAACGCTGCCGATGACTCCGCTGGCACAGGCGCACGCACTGTGTACATCGAGGGTGTGAATGACAACTACGAGATCGTTTACGAAACGGTGACTCTGGACGGCACGACCCCGGTATCTACCGTGCGCACGTATCTGTACGTCAACCAGTTTTACGTGGCAACAGTTGGGTCTGGTGGCGCAAACGCAGGCGAGATCACCGCCAAGGTCAGCACAACCCTGTACGACCTGATTGCCGCTGGCTACAACCAGCGCACAACCGGTCACTACTGCGTCCCGGCTGGCTATACCGGCTACATGACCGAGGGTGTCATCACCACAGGTCAAGCTTCTGGGTCTACCTCAGTCACAGCGTTCTTGAAGCAACACGGTCCTGATGGTATCCTTCGCGTAGGTGCAGTTTCGACGTTGAACAACGGCTCTGTGCAGTACGACTTTTCCCCTCCGTACCGCATCCCCGAAAAAAATTGTATTGGTGCGTCAGTCATTGGCTCTGCCAGCAACAACTCGGCCAGTTCGTTTTTCAACATCATCCTCATTCAAAATTCACCGGGCTATTGAGTACAATACCCACAAGGAGCCATCATGGAACTTCTCAACCCCCTCGCCAAAGCCAACTTCCCGGCTCAAACTGCTGCATTCACAGGCACAGCGGCCAACACATCTGGCTGGCCCGCTGGTCCTGAAGGCGTCATGGTCTGGTCCACAGAACCCTGCTACGTTGAGGTGGGTGAAGGCGCTGTGGCAACAACTGCCAGCACACCGATTCCTGCTTTCACACCAATCCCGTTCAAAATCCCCACCGGCACATCTGGCCTGTGGCGAGTGAGCGCCATCCAGATTTCTTCTGGTGGCACTGTGTACTGCAAACCGATGAACACAAAATGAGCTTTATTGCTGTTCGCAACGCTGTTGGCATTGGGCTGGGTGGCATCATTGCACTGTTCGGCGGTCGCGGCAGCGAACAAGCTCAGAGCAACCTTTTAGCTGAAGACGGCGACAACCTCGTTCAAGAGGACGGCGGCTTTATTCTGTTGGAGTAACAAATGGCCGTTTTTCTCTCACCCGTGGGCGGCGCAGGTGCCCAGTTTTTTGACAACAATGGTAATCCTCTCACCGGTGGTAAGCTGTACACATACGCCGCTGGCACAACCACTCCGCAGGTCACGTACACGACATCCGCAGGCAATGTTGCGCACACCAACCCAATCGTTTTTGATGCAGCAGGTCGTGTACCCGGCAGCAGTGAAATTTGGGTGTCCGCTGGTGTCAATTACAAATTTGTTCTCAAAGACTCCAACGATGTATTGATTGCAACTTGGGACAACTTGTTAGGCTTGGCCGCTGGCTCCTCGACGATTGAAAATTTCACAGGCACTGGTGCTCAAGCGAGTTACACATTGACTCGTGCCCCAATTAATGAAAATTCCACAAACGTGTTCATCAATGGTGTGTACCAGCAAAAAAACACGTATTCTGTCGTGAATGCAGTTTTGACTTTCTCAGAAGCACCTCCTGTCACGTCTTCGATTGAAGTTGCTTACTTCTAAGGATTAAAAATGGCCGATTTGAAAATTTCAGCACTGCCTGCGTCAACGACACCACTTGCCGGAACAGAGGTTCTACCTATTGTTCAAAGCAGCACTACCAAGCAAGTAAGTGTTGCAAACTTGACCGCAGGTCGTGCCGTCAGCGTTGCATCACTTACCGCGACAACGGGAAGTGTGGTGATTGGCACATCGGGGCAAGGTGTTGATTTTTCTGCTGACAGCCACGCTACCGGCATGACAAGTGAATTACTCGACGATTACGAGGAAGGCACATGGACGCCCACACTTGATAACGTCACAGTGACTTATGCTTTCAACCAAGCAAAATACACAAAGATCGGGCGATTCGTTTTTTGCTCACTGGTCATCAGCACTACGTCCATCGACAACACTGACACGAGCTCTTTGCAGGTTGGTGGCTTGCCGTTCGCATCTGCTGATGCCGGATATGTTGCTGGCTCTATTGGCAATAACGGCTCGTCTGCTGCATTGCTGACAACTGCTGTCAGGAACATGACTGGAGTCTATATTTCCGGCTCTAATTTGTATCTTGTCGATGCGTCAACAACCACATTCCCGACATACGCGGCAATCTGCAACGCATCTGGCAGGTTCTACTTGTCCTTTTCCTACATGACAGCATAAGGAACGCAAATGTCTTTGACCAAAGTTTCCTACTCAATGATCACTGGCGCACCTGCCAACGTCATTGATTTTGGCGCTGACCCTTCTGGGGTAGCTGACAGCACATCGGCTATTCAGGACGCAATTGACTCGTTGACCAACGGTGTAGTGTTGTTTCCCGCAGGGACATATACTGTCTCAGCCAAATTGGTGCTGAAATCAAATGTGTCGTTGACGGGAAATAACGCGACTCTCACATATACAACACCGTATGAAGACGATCAAGGATTTTTAACTGACGACAACGTAGCAGTTGAAAACATCACAATTCAAGGTTTGATTTTTGACGGTGGTGGTACTTGGACAAGCACCCCTTTTCCGAATCCTTACAGTGCTGGCAACAGTGTAGGTTTTACAAACGGTCAGCGCGGTATCCGCATAGACAGCTCATCGTCAAAAAATATTGTTGTTAAAAACAACGTGTTCACGGGTCTTGAGCAGGGTTTTTACTCCGGTGCTTGCACAAACACCATCATCACAGACAACATCTTTGAAACGATTGGCACTGCCGCAATCAATACATCTTGCCAGTATTCGACTATTGCAAACAACGTCATTCGCGGCATTTTGGGCAACCAAACAAATGCTGGTGTAACAAGTATCGCAGCATCTCAGTTTGCGGATGGCATTTACTTCTACGGCGCAAAAAATGTATCAGTCAGCGGAAACGTGATTGAAAACTGCATTCGCATTGGCGTGGTGCTTGAGGGCGATGGCGTCACGCTGTGCTCCAACATTTCCGTCACAGGCAACTCGCTCAAAAACTTCAACTCTTGCCGTGGAACTGAACTGAATGCGGCAATCTGGGCTGAAGGCGGAAAAGTTGATTACACATGCTCGGCCACAGGAAACGTCTGTGACAACACTGGTGCCACTGCCGGAACTAATAATCAGCTCGGCATACAAGGAACTCGACTCACCATCACTGGAAACACCATAACGGCTTTCAACATTGGAATTACAGGCACAGAAGTCAAGGTGTTCAACAACACCCTGCAAGACAACAGCGAATCAGGTATCCAGATTGGTGAGCAAACAGCGTCTGACGCATCCACCTTGTCTGGAAACATGGTTGTAAATAGCGGTGCTGCGGGCATGCTTTTCTACCGCACTCACGGCCTCATCAATGTGGTCGGCAATACGTTTATTGACAATGGACAGACAACAGCCAATCCGCAAAACTGGTCTGCTATTGTTGTTGAACGGTACTACAACGACCAAAAAGTCGTCATTGTTGGTAACACGTTTATTTCGTCTGCTGATGAGGGAGATGCCACTGGTCAATTGCGATCCATCACTGGCGTTGCTGGCGGTGACTTCACCAGAACGACTGATTGGGTCAGAAACAACCAGTTCATCTTCACCGGTAGTTTTACGACAGCCTATCCCGACAATTTGAAAGTCGAGCCGTGTTCCTTTGGATACGACAACACTTCTGGCACGATTTTCAAATACACGCTGATGCCGATCAACGGAAACATGGACAGCAAGATGCGTCAACCATTTGGTGATGGCGACACTGATGGCTATCCATACATGGTGGGCTATGCTAGTGCCATCCCTGTGTCAGGCACATATCGTCAAGGCGATTATTTGCTTAACAACGTGCAGACATCCGGCCAGCCATTTGGGTGGGTTTGCACAACTGAAGGTACGCCGGGTACTTGGAAAATTATTTCGACGGTTTCTTAAAGGAAAGATCATGGCACTCGAAAAAACAGTTACATCGCCGTGCGGCTTCAAGGCACTAGCCGCATATCATCGTGTCGAAGGTGTGTCGTTGACCGACAAGGTTACGATCGTTTTTCATGTGCGAAGCTACAAAGAGCAAGGCAAACCATTTTTCGCAGAGCAAGTGGTTCAGGCGGCCTACGACATAAATGGTGAAAATCCATTCAGGCAAGCGTATGATCATCTAAAAACATTGCCTGATTTTCAGGACGCTGAAGATTGTTAAACAAAGGCTAGAGTGGATTCTCAAGCAAGAAAGGAAGTAATATGTTGCAGAAAACTGAAGTTGTTGACCGAATTGAAGTGCTGGAAAACGGGGCTGTGCAAGTCCGTACACGCACAACTATTTTGGAAAACGGTGTGCGAATCAGCGGGGCGTATCATCGGCATGTCGTTGCCCCCGGTGACGATTACAGTGGTGAAGATGCCAAGGTGCAAGCAATTGCAGCATCCATCCACACTGCTGACGTTGTGGCCGCATACAAAGCTGCCCAAACCAATGTTGCACAGCCAGAGTAATCTGCTGTAAGATAACCCAACCGTACCGGTGAGGTTCACCGGGAACTCACATGAGTTAAAAATGACTGATGAAGTCCAAACCTTAGCGGAAGTAGACTCCGCGCAAGCACCCGAGGTGACGGCCACCACGGACAATGCACAAAATGCGCCGGTAGTAGCTGAGAATCAAGACGGTAGCACCCAAGAGGAAAAGAAGTACTCGCAGGCTGAAATCGACGCGATGATTGGCAAGCGCCTCGCAAGAGAACAGCGCAAATGGGAACGTGAGCAGCAGGCAAAGCAGGCACCCGTGCCAGCAATGCCAACGGATATTCCGACAGTAGATCAATTTGACAGCCCGCAGGCATACGGTGATTTCATCCGTGCCGAAGCTGAAAAGCTGGTCCAACATCGGGAAATCCAGAAACAACGCGCTGAGATTGAAGAAACCTTTGCAGAGCGTGAGGAAGAAGCCCGGTCTAAATACGATGACTTTGACCAAGTTGCGTATAACCCGAACCTTCGCGTCACCGATGTGATGGCCGAAACCATCAAAGCGTCTGACCTTGGACCTGATCTGGCCTACTGGCTGGGCAGCAACCCCAAGGAAGCTGATCGCATTTCTCGCTTGTCGCCACTGTTGCAAGCGCGTGAGATTGGTAAAGTTGAGGCAAAATTGAGTGCCGAACCTTTCCAAAAGAAAACCTCGTCTGCGCCTGACCCGATTCGTCCGGTGACCGCACGAGCAGTAAACCCCGGTGTCACTGACACCACCGATCCTCGGTCTGTCAAGACCATGAGCACATCGGATTGGATTGCTGCCGAGCGTCAACGACAACTCGACAAGGCACGGGCACTCCGCAACCGCTAATTTTAGGAAATCATCATGAGTAACAGTCTCTTAACCATTGACATGATCACCCGCAAGTCTCTCGAAATCCTCGAGAACAACTTGGTGATCACCCGCAACGTAAACCGCCAGTACGACGACAGCTTCGCTGTTGAAGGTGCCAAGATCGGTTCTACACTGCGTATCCGTTTGCCCGACCGCGCTCTGGTCACTGACGGTGCCGCCCTGCAAGTTCAGGACGACAACGAACAGTTCACCACTCTGACTGTCTCTAGCCAGAAGCACATCGGCATCAACTTCACATCCGCTGAATTGACCATGCAGTTGGACGACTTCGCAGAGCGTGTCTTGAAGCCACGTATCAGCCAGTTGGCCTCCACTGTGGACGCTGACGTTGCCAACGCATACAAGCTGATCGGTAACAGTGTCGGTACCCCCGGCGTTGCCCCCGCTACCGCTTTGGTGCTGTTGCAAGCCCAGCAGAAGCTCAACGAGAACGCCGCCACCATGTCGCCTCGTTACGCTACCGTGAACCCTGCCGCCAACGCTGCATTGGTCAACGGCCTGTCTGGTTTCTTCAACCCCACAGATGTCATCTCTCGCCAGTTCAAGAACGGCATGATGGGTGAGCAAGTGTTGGGCTACGAAGAAGTCAACATGAGCCAGTCGATCAAGGTTCACACCTGCGGTACCCGTGCTGCCACTGGCAACACAACCGGCGCTGCTGTAACCTCCGAAGGCGCAACCACTCTGACTCTGACTGTCGGTTCCGGCGAAATTATCAACGCTGGTGACGTGTTCACCATCGCTGACTGCTACGCTGCCAACCCACAGACTCGTGAGTCCACCGGTTCGCTGTTCCAGTTCGTGGCCTTGTCGTCTTCGACAACCACCACCACTGCTACCGTGACCGTGGCTCCTATGTACTCGGCTGGTAACGCCCTGTGCACTATGGTGTCCCTGCCTGCCACTGGCAAGGCTGTCGTGTTCGTTGGTGCTGCTTCGACCAGCTACCCACAGAACATGGTGTACCACAAGGATGCCATCGCATTCGCCACTGCTGACCTGTTGCTGCCACAAGGCGTTGACATGGCTAGCCGTGCCGTTCACAACGGTATCAGCCTGCGCGTTGTTCGTCAGTACGACATCAACAACGACCGTATGCCTTGCCGTGTTGACGTGCTGTACGGCTACAACACGATTCGTCCACAAATGGGTTGCCGCATCTGGGGCTAATCCAAGGCGGGGGCTTCGGCCCCTGTTTTCAAAATCAATCTCTGAAAGGAAATCATCATGGCACTCCCAAACGGCGCAGGCGGTTATCAAATCGGTGACGGCAACCTCGGCGAAGCTAATCTGACGGTTCAAGGTGCTCCCACAGCACTGACAGCCGCCGCAACTCTGACTGCTGCTCAACTGGCAAACGGTCTGTTCACATACACCGGCGCTGCCGTCAACCTGACTCTGCCCACCGTGGCTGATCTGGAAGCCGACATCACCAGCGCACAAAAAGTGAACGCTGCCTTTGAGTTCGGTATCATCAACATTGGCGGCACCAACGCGGGCACCTTGGTTGTTGGCACTGGTTGGACCATCGTTGGTGTGGCTGCTGTCAGCGCCAACACATCGGCCCGATTCCTTGCCCGTAAAACCGGCGATGGTACTTGGACCGCATATCGCGTTGCTTAATTCTTGAGCAATTGGTAAAACGGGGCTTCGGCCCCGTTTTCACATGGAGAACCAAATGAACATCACCCTTGTACACCCCCTTCACGGTGCCAAAGTCGCCATCAACGAGACAGAACTCATTGAAGATGAAAAAAACGGCTGGACACGGTACAATCCCGATACGCCCGTTGAGGCGGCACCGATAGCTGAGAAGCCTGTTCGTAACAAGCTGACTCGCAAAGTGACCGATAAACCTGTCGAACAGCCCAACGAAGTCCCCTCTTTTCTGACTTCGGCAAGCGACGAATCCGAAGGAAACTGAAATGGCTTATACCGCTGGCGACCAGATCAACCGAGCACTCAGGCTGCTTGGTATTCTTGCCGAAGGTGAAACGGCGTCAGCGGCAACAAGTCAAGACGCTCTGGTTGCAATGAACCAGATGATCGACTCGTGGAACACCGAGCGTCTGTCCGTGTTCTGCACCCAAGACCAAATCTTCTCGTGGCCCTCTGGTGAGATCAAGCGCACCCTTGGCCCAACTGGTGACTTTGTGGGCAACCGCCCCATTCAACTCGATGACGGCACGTACTACAAAGCCCCGAGCGGCGTGTCGTATGGCATCAAGTTCATCAACCAAGACCAGTACAACGGCATCGCTGTCAAGACATCGACATCGACCTTTCCGCAGGTCATCTTTGTCAACAACACATTCCCCAACGTGGAAATGTACGTGTACCCCCGACCCACGCAGGTCTTGGAGTGGCACTTCATCTCGGTGCAAGAGTTGACGCAACCTGCCACACTGGCAACCGAGTTGCACTTCCCACCGGGTTACATGCGGGCGTTCACCTACAACTTGGCAATGGAGATCGCCCCTGAGTTTGGCGTGGAGCCTTCACCGCAGGTGCAGCGCATTGCCATGACCAGCAAGCGCAACTTGAAGCGCATCAACAACCCATACGATGTGATGAGCTTGCCCTACGCCGTGGTGGCAAACCGTCAGCGGTTCAACATCTACGCCGGTAACTTCTGATGAAGACGCCCATCCTCGGTTCATCCTACGTGGCCCGCAGTGTCAATGCTGCGGATGCCCGCATGGTCAACCTGTTCCCCGAGATCGTGCCCGAAGCTGGCAAAGAGCCTGCGTTTCTAAACCGCGCCCCCGGCTTGAACCTGCTTAACACAATCGGCACTGGTCCAGTTCGTGGATTGTGGGCGTTCTCGTCAAACGATGGGGTGGGCTTCGTGGTGTCGGGCACTCAGTTGTTCAAGATTGACAACGCCTACGTTGCCACGCTGATCGGCACCGTGGCGGGCACTGGTCCTGTCATCATGGCTGACAACGGCACCCAGTTGTTCATTGCAGCCAACGGCCCCAGCTACATCTACAACGCCAACACAAACGCATTTGGCGCAATCACTGACCCAGACTTTCCCGGCGCGGTGACCGTGGCCTATCTGGACGGCTACTTCGTGTTCAACGAGCCGAACAGCCAGAAAATGTGGGTCACTGCCCTTTTGGACGGCACATCTATCGACCCGCTGGAGTTTGCCAGCACCGAGGGTTCTCCTGACGGCTTGGTGGCCGTGATTGCCAACTTCCGCGAGGTCTGGGCCTTTGGAACCAACTCGATTGAAGTCTGGTCTGACACCGGTGCGCTGGACTTTCCTCTTGAGCGCATCCCCGGCGCATTCAACGAGTTGGGCTGCGCTGCCCCTTACTCCATCGCCAAGATGGACAACGGCTTGTTCTGGCTTGGCCGTGACCGCCGTGGTCAGGGTATCGTCTACCGAGCCAACGGCTACGCTGGTCAGCGCATCTCAACCCATGCTATCGAGTGGCAGATTCAGCAGTACGCCGACATCACTGATGCGATTGCCTACACGTACCAGCAAGAGGGCCACAGCTTCTACGTGCTGATCTTCCCCACGGCCAACACCACATGGGTGTACGATGCCGCCACACAGGCTTGGCACGAGAGAGCCGGGTTTGTCAATGGCGCGTTTACTCGCCATCGCAGCAACTGCCAGATGTCGTTCAACAACAAGGTTGTCGTGGGTGACTTTGAGAACGGCAACATCTACTCGTTCGACTTGGAAGACTACTCGGACAACGGGCAAATCCAGAAGTGGCTACGCTCGTGGAGAGCACTGCCCACCGGTCAGAACAACCTCAAGCGCACCGCGCACCACAGCCTCCAGCTTGACTGCGAGTCGGGCACTGGCCTGAACCTTGGTCAAGGCAGCGACCCACAAGTCATGCTGCGCTGGTCAGACGATGGTGGGCACACATGGTCCAATGAGCACTGGATCAGCATCGGCAAGATCGGTGAGTACTATCGCCGCGCCATCTGGCGCAGACTGGGCATGACCCTGAAGCTGCGTGATCGCGTCTACGAGGTGTCAGGCACTGACCCCGTAAAGATCGTCATCATGGGCGCTGAACTGCTGCTGAGTCCGACGAATGCTTAACCCAATCATCACGCCTCCACGGGTGCCGCTGGTTGACCCTAACACGGGTCTGGTCAGCAGGGCGTGGTATTTGTTCTTCTTGTCGTTGAACAACGTGGCGAACGCCGTCATTGACGACCCGGTGGTTAGCCCCAGCGCCGAGTCGTTGATCGCCAGTTATGACGCACTGCTTCAGACGCTGACGCAGGAAGTGCAGACACAGCCAAGCCCCAGCGATCTGGTGTCGCAAGTGGCCGAGTTGGAAAAGCAGATTGAGGCGCTGGAAAAGAAGATTGAGTGCCCTTGCACCGAACTGACAGCCGAGTTGCAGAAACAGGTGGACGCTCTGTCGTTGCTGCCCGCACAAGTAACCGCTATGCTGGCTCAATTGGCCGATGTAAGCGCCATGAACCCATCGGACGGCGACAAGCTGATCTACGATGCAACCCTAGGTAAGTGGAAGCAAGACTCCCGCAGCTACCTGATGCTTGAATAAGGAGAAACCCTAATGACCGTCATCGTCAAAAATCTGGTGCCATCGAAAGATGTCGCAAACACCCAGACAACCCAGTACACCGCCAACGGTGTGACCACGATCATCGACAAGTTCACCGCGACCAACTACAGCGCCAGTGCTGCCACGATCTCGGTCAACTTGGTCACAACTGCTGGGTCTGCTGGCAACAGCAACCTGATCACCAAGACCAAGGCGCTTCAGCCGTCCGAGGTGTACACATTCCCCGAGTTGGTCGGGCAGGTTTTGAACCCCGGCGACTTCATCAGTACAATCGCGGGAACCGCCAGCGCCATCAACATGCGCGTCAGCGGACGCGAGGTGACCTGATGCGAGTGACTTACGGTGAAGGGTTCGCTGTTGCGCCGCCTCAAATGATGCGGCAAAAGGTAGAATCGTTGCAGCAAGAGTTGTCAAAACTGCCGCAATACGAACCCGAGACAAAGCACTATTTCCACGGCGGCATGTACTGTCGTGAAGTGTTTCGTCACGCCGGAGTGCTGGTGGTTGGGGCAATTCACAAAAAAGAACACCTGTACCTTATCGTGTCGGGCACCGTGGCAATCACGGACGGCGAGGGTAATGTGCAAGAGGTCACCGGGCCTCACTTGTTTCAAAGTAAACCGGGAACAAAGCGGGCGGTGTATGCAATCACTGACGCGCTTTGCATGACGTTTCACGCCATCGAGGCGACAACGGTCGAGGAAGCCGAAGCCGAATTGGTTGAGGTAGAACCCGATTCGATGTACAGTCTCGGTAATCAGGTCAAACACAAAGAAATCGGGGTGTCACCATGACATTTTGGGTAGCTGGCGCTGTTGTAGGCAGTGCTGTAATTGGCGGCATGGCCGCAGGTGATGCGGCATCTACGCAGGCTGCTTCCGCAGATCGTGCTGCTGACCTTCAATACAAACAGTACGAGCAGACTCGGCAAGATCAAATGCCATGGATGGAGGCAGGTAAAACTGCACTCAATAAACTCATTCCGCTGACCGACTACAAAAATTTCAGCATGTCTGACTTTCAGGCAGACCCGGGCTACTCGTTCCGCATGTCCGAAGGCATGAAAGGTCTGGAGCGATCCGCTGCTGCTCGTGGTGGTTTGTTGTCCGGCTCAACGCTCAAAGGTATTCAGCGGTTCGGTCAAGACCTCGCATCGCAAGAATACACGAACGCATTCAACCGGTACCAAACCGAACGTGTTGCTCGACTCCAGCCACTTCAATCGTTGGCCGGTGTGGGTCAAACCACAGCCCAACAAATTGGTCAATCCGGGATGCAGACTGCCCAAAACGTAGGCGACATTCAAATGAGTGGTGCTGCCGCACGAGCCTCTGGTTACGTGGGTGGTGCCAATGCGCTAACGGGTGCTTTGAATACTGGTTTGAACTACTATCAGAATCAGCAGATGATGAATCGACTGGTGCCGCCTGTATCAAATATTCCAAGTGTTGGTTATTCAGGTCAAGGCCCAATTGGCTACGCACCGTAAGGACAAATCATGCCAATCAACCCCGCAATCGCAATGGGAGTTCGAGGGATCGAACTTCAAGACCCGCTGGCTCAATACGGCAAGGTCATGGCAATCCAAGGCGCACAGCAGCAAAACCAACTGGCCCAGTTGCAGATGCAACAGGTTCAGCGTGAGCAAGAATCGACCAATGCGTTGAACCGCGCATACGCCGAGGCATACAACCCGCAAACCGGTGAAGTGGATGTCAACAAGCTGCGCGGATCGCTCTCGACCGGCGGCTTTGGTTCCAAGCTGCCCGGTATTGAAAAGGGCTTGCTGGAACTCGGTGAAGCAAAAACCAAGCAGCAGAAAGCACAAGTCGATCTGCTTGACAGCAAGCTGAAACAGTCGCGTCAGTTCCTTGAAACAATTGACCCAACCTCACCCAATGCTGCCGAGGCATACATGCAATGGCACAAGGCCAACCATGCTGACCCCGTGATCGGCAAAGCATTGGAAGCCCGTGGCATCACAGTGGACCAGTCGATGCAGCGCATCCAGCAGTTGTTGCAGACCCCCGGTGGTCTGAACCGTTTGATCAACGAGTCGAAGCTGGGTACCGAGAAGTTCATGGAACTGAACAAGCCGCAACTGTCTACCACGGACCTTGGCGGCAAAGTCGAGTCGCGCACCTTTGCGCCGCTGACCGGTGAACTGAAAACCATCGGCACTCAGACCAAGACAATGGCCCCCGGCGAAGCCGAGCGCATTAAGAACGAAGGTCTGCGGATTGGCCTTGAAGGTCGCCGTGTTGCCGTGCTTGAGGAGAACGCTCGTCGTGATGCCGACCCAGCGTTCCAGCAGCGCATGGGTGGCGCACGAGCCGTTGGTGAAGCAATTGCCAAAGGCGATGTGGCTGCGATGCAGGCGTTGCCGAAGGTCATCGGTCGTGCCGAGGAAGGTATGCGCCTGATCGACGAGTTGATCGGCAAGCGTGACTCCAAAACCGGCCAACTGCTCAAAGGTGAGAAGACCCACCCCGGTTTCCAAAACGCCGTGGGTGCCACATGGCTCCCCGGCGCACGGTTCATTCCCGGCACCGATGCCGCTGGCTTCATGTCCCGCTTTGACCAGATCAAGGGTGCTTCGTTCCTCGAAGCCTTCGAGTCGCTCAAGGGTGGCGGTGCCATCACGGAAAAAGAAGGTCAAAAGGGTACGGATGCCATCAACCGGATGTCCACCTCGACTGACGAGAAGGAATTCATCCGCGCCGCGATGGACCTGCAAGACGTGATCCGTAAAGGTGTGACAAACGCTCAATCTCGCGCTTCTCGTGCCGGTGGCGGCGGCGCACCCGCTGCGCCAGCAGCAGGCGGTGTAATCGACTTTGGGAGCCTGAAATAATGGACGTTCGTTTACCCGATGGCACGATCATCAAAGGCGTACCCGATGGGATGAGCAAGGCCGATCTGACGGCCAAGCTGCAAGCCAACGGGTACGACATCAGCAAACTCACAACACCGGCAGCGCCAGCCGCGCCGGAACTGCCTGAGTCGCTGCGCCCCCGCACGGCTGCGTCCGAGGGTATGCCCGGTGCCCGTCAAGAACTGAGCACCGGTCAGCGTGTCTATCAGGCAGCGCGTCCCTTTGTCGCCCCGCTTCTCGAAGCTGGTGGTGCAATTGGTGGCGGTCTGCTGGGCACACCAATGGGTCCGGCTGGCATCGTGGGCGGTGCTGGTCTGGGCTACGGTATTGCCAAAGAAGGTTTGGAACTGGCCGATGTGGCGATGGGCATGAAAGCCCCTCGTCAGGGTGCTGCCCAAGTCGTTGAACCCGTGCGCAACGTGCTTGAGGGTGCAACCTTTGAAGCTGGTGGCCGTGTGGCTGGCCCGCTGATCGCCAAGGGTGTGGGCAAGCTGGCAGACCTGCGCCAGATTCCCAAGAACAAAGCTGCTGACATCGCCCGCAACGCCCTCGGCCCAGACTTGCCCGAAGTGCTCAACGCTCTCAAGGCAGGGCAAGGTAAAGGCATGAGCGCAGCGCAGGCAGCAGCCGACATCAACAGCCCCACGTTCCAAGCCCTGATCGACCGAGCCACGGCCCGCGATCCGCGCTTCCTGTCGGCACTGGAGAAGTCCCAAGGCGATGTGTCGCTCAATGCCCTGTCCAAGCTGGCCGGTGGCAAAACAGCCGCCGATGTCCGGGCAACCACAGAAGGTGCAAAGAAGGCTGTCAGTTCGATCACAACCCCGATGCGTGAAAGCGCCCTTGATCGTGCCAACCTCGGCAAAGAAGTCGCCCGTCTGGAAGGTCTGTCTGCTGACCTCGGTGAGCAAGCTGCTGCCAAAGTGCAAGAGGTTCGCCGCCTCATGGAACTGGGCGACATTGCCAACGCCAGTGCCCGTCTGAACCTGATCAAACGCGATCTGCCCGTTGGCCTGACCAAGTACACCTACTCGGGCGAGTTGGCTGAAAAAGCCTTTGGTGACTGGGCCAACAAGGCCGCTGAAGCATCCCTTGATCTGGGTCAAGGTGCCCGGTTTGCCGAGCAGGCCGCTGGCGCTCTGCGCTCCGTGGGCATCAAGCCGCTGGAAGGTGAGCCACTGGTGCGCAGCCTCAAGACCGTGGCAAACAACCCCGAGTTTGCTGGCAACGATGTGTTGCTGGGTTCCCTGCGCAACGTCAGCGACGACATTGCCAAATGGACCAGCAGTGGTGGCGTCATTGATGCCCGCGCCCTTGACGCCATTCGCAAGAACTCGGTCAACGCCGCGATCCAGCAGCTTCGCCCGGGCATGGACGCCACCAGCCAGCGCAACCTCGCTGCTGGCGTTCTAAGCCGTGTGAAGCCGGTGATCGACGATGCCATCGAGGCAGCGGGTGGCGCAGGCTACCGCGACTACCTCAAGCAACACGCGCAGATGTCCCAGAAGATTGCCGAGAAGCAGTTGACCGGCGAAGCCCTGCGTCTGTTCAAGACCGACAAGAACGCCTTTGTGCGCCTCGTGCAGAACGAGTCCCCAGAGGCCGTGGAGAAGATTCTCGGCCCGGGCAAGTACAACATCGCAGTCGAGTTGGCCGAGAACACACTGGCACCGCTGGAGAACGAGGCCGCAAAGGTCATCCGCAACGCCAACATCAAGTCCCAAGTCGAAGGTGGTCAGGTTGCCCTGAAGGAACTGCTGCTCCAGAACATGAGCAAGTTCCGTCTGCCGTCCTACCTGAGTGCCGTGGCCGCGACAACCAACAAGGCGCTGAACATCTTGGAAACCAAGATCGGCACCAAGACAATGGCGACCCTGACCGAAGCCCTGAAGACACCCGAGGGTGCTGCTCAGTTGCTGGAGTCACTGCCCGCTGCCGAGCGCAACCGTGTTTTGCAAATCATGGCTGATCCGGCAAAATGGGGTGCTCCGACTCGTGCGGCTGTCACAGGTACAACCGCTGCCGGTGTCAACATGCTGGCACCAGAGCGATTCGTTGAAAACGAGTTTGTACGTTAACCGAAAATAGTTAAAATACAGGCACCCTTCATCATGGAAGCAGTAGACATGGCTGAGATTGACCCAGTGAAATATGGAGTTTTGTGGGAGCGCGTTCAAAATTACGAGCGCCGTTTCGACGAGATGAGTGCCAAGATCGACAAGATGGAAAGCCATGTCGAACATCTTGTGGCCCTTGCCAACCAAGGGCGCGGTGGCTTTTGGGCCGGAATGGCATTTGTTTCATTTATCTCCAGCGCCATCGGCTTCGGCCTCAGTTGGATCAAAGGTCACTGAGATGTACAGCCTTGGTGTCCGATCCAAAGCGCGACTCAAGGGTGTTCACCCCGATCTGGTCAAGGTGGTCGAGAAGGCCATTCAACTGACCACCGTGGACTTCACTGTGATTGAAGGTGTCCGCGATGCTGTTCGCCAAAAAAAGCTGGTCGAGTCAGGGGCCAGTTGGACCATGAATTCGCGGCACATCCCCGGTGCTGACGGGTTTGCCAAAGCGGTTGATTTGGGTGCTTGGGTGGACGATCAGGTTGACTGGTCATGGCCGCTGTATCACAAAATCAACGACGCAATGCAAGAGGCGTCCAAACTGGTCGGTGTACCAATCGAATGGGGCGGCAACTGGCAGACGCCTCAAACAGACGGCCCACACTTTCAACTGCCCCGCAAGGAGTACCCGTAATGGACCCGCTAACCATACTCGCAGCCCTTGGCCCGCTGGCCGTTGACTTAGGGAAATCCTTGATTGGTCGGTTCATTCAAACCGACAACTACAAGCCGGTCAACGTGGACGAGTACGTCAAGATGCGCGAACTCGATCTGAACATGTTCAAAGCGATGAACGATGCAGGGGGTACCAACCCCTCATACCCGTGGGTTGAGGCTGCTGTGCGCTTGATGCGCCCTGCTGTCGGGGTCATTGTGCTGGGCACTTGGGCCTACCTCAAGATCAACAGCATCGACAGCGAGTCCGTGGACAACTTTGCAGGTGCCGTCGGGTTCTATCTGTTCGGTGACCGCACCCTGTTCTACGCCCGCAAGACCAAATAAGCCAGCACCGGCCACACGGTCAAACCAATCAAGGCCATCAGCATCCAGTACGCAAGCCGTTTGAGTTGTTCACGCCAGATACTTGGCGGCAGCAGGTCAGCGGACTTCATGCGCTGCCCAATTCTCGCCACCCGAACTGGGCAATCGCGTCCTTGGTTGCAGTTCCCGTATTCATCACAGCAGTTCATGATGTCGCCTCCGGCACTCGGGCCAGTTTGATTGTGTCCTTGTCGTATTGAATCTTGAACTTCACCAGCGCCAGCGCCTTCTCGATGTCGCGCACCGTGATCACATCCATCTGAGCATCGTGCAGTTCCATGAGTAAATTCAGAGTCTGAATCTCTAGCCCTGTGGGTGTGAACCGACCATGCTGTCGGGCGCGTTCGATGATCTTCAGGATTGCGAACCTCCCATCAACGCAGACATCTTTGTATTCCGCGCCAAAACCCATCTGGTGCAGCGCCTCGGTGACATTCGACATGGAGATCAGAATGTCCATGTCGGCCTTGGTGGCGCGGCCCTGCATCAGTGACACCATCGACTCACTGTTTTTGATCTTGAGGTCCAACAGAAAGTTCTCGTGTTGGGTCACTGGGGTCATGGACTCAATGACGTACCCGAGGGGGTTCATCAACACGGGCTTTGGTCTGTACTTGCTGCGTTTTCTCATGCTGCCATCCTTTGAATCATCTGAAGCTGCTTGCGCTTGGCGCGATACCGGGCGCAAATTTCCTTACCTGTGAGTCGTTTGGGTTTGGGTGCATTGGGTGCTGTCCCCATCGCATAAACACGAAGGGTGCGACCACCTCGGACATCCTCACTCCAGTCGCAGATGTGAATCACCTTTAACTTGTGAAGCGCGTTGCAATACTTCAACACCGTCTGGTATTGGAGGCCGCACATCTCAGTCAACTCGTACAAGGTGTGACAGCCGTCTTGGATACCGCGCAGCAGGTGTGCCGCAGCCAAAGCGTTTACCCGTGTCGATGGTTTGCGTCTTACCACGGTGCCTCCGGCAACTGGCTGCGCTGCTGGCGCTGGTACTCGGATTCCTGCTGCGGAGTCCACGGCACAGGGCCACCGGGAGGAGGGAAGGGCCATGTCATGATTGCTCCTCAGTGGCCTTGTGCAAATAGGCCGTCAGGCGCTTGATCTGCGCCTCACGGTACTTGCACATGGAGTCAGCGTATTCACGCGCTGTCTGGGCCTCCAGCAGCCTGCGCTTGCTGTCTTCCAACTCGCGCAGTGCCAGTGCTTCGGCGCTTGGTGTGGTGTATGCGTTCTTCACCCAGTTGACAAGTTCGTTGATCATTACAGTTACTCCTTTGGTTGATGTGACACAAGTGTATCACACTTTCAATAGAGGCCGTCAAGCACTGGCGGCTGATAATTTGGACCCTTTGTGATCTTGCCGTTGGCGTCACGAATTGGCTGGCCGTTGTGGTCGAACTTGGACCAGTTGCTGGTGTTCACACGATCACACGCATCGGCAGCTTTCATGCCTGCGCAGTAGGCTGCACCGATGCCGGTGACCACCTGATCGGCGATGCTGTCAAGGAACTCTTTGCGGTCATTGATGGTGGCTTTGATTTCACCAAGTTTCAACAACTTAGACAACACATAGATGTTTGTGCGCACCTCTTGCCACACTTCCTCATCGTCGGTAACGATGGATTGCATCATCTCCTCGATCTCCTCGAAGTGGCACCCAAGCTGCACGTTGAAGTCGGCAGCGGTGGGTTCAGGGCGGGCACGTTTGTGCCAGAGTTCAATTGCTTCAGTGCTCATGTTCATACTCCTTTGGATTGACGGTATTGTTTGACTGCGTTACGCAGCCCTGCTTGGGTTGTGGCCTTCTCATCGAGTGCCAATGCTTGTGCTTGGTCCAGTGTGTCTTGCATCAGGATGCGGTGGCACATCACTGGTGCCCCTTGGCCCTGACGGCGCACACGGGCGTTGAACTGCTCGTACAGGTCCAGCGACCAGTTGAGGCCATACCACACGAGGATGTGGCCGTTCTTCTGGAGGCCGTCGATGCCGTGACCCATGCTGGCAGGGTGGCCGATCATGAGTTGGCAGTCGCCCGTCTTCCAGCGGTGCATGGCGTTGGTCAGCGATGCCTCGGTCTTGCACTCGGTCAGGTTGATGGGCCGCAGGTCTTTGAACCGGGTCATGATGCGCTCGGCGTCAGACCGGTACGCATAGGCGCACAGGATGGGTGAGCCTTGGGCCTCGTCGATGATGTCCTCAAGGGCGTCCAGCTTCATGTCATGCACCGGCTCCCACAGGGGCATCCCGGCGATGGGGTACATGGCCCCGTTGGAGAACTGCAAGCACTTGTTGGTCAGAGCAGCTTGGTTGAACGCCTCGACCTCTTTGCCGCTGTCCAGCACCATGAAGAACTCTTTCTCCAGCCTGTCGTACTTGGCCCGCAACTCGTCAGGCATCTCGATCTCGATGTTGTTGACGATCAGGTCAGGCAGCGGGTTGTAGTCCTCGGCTGACATCTCCAGCGTGATGTCACCGATCAGCTTTTTGATGGTGTCCTCGGTGTCCTCGTAGGGCACCTCTTTGTAGGGTCCGGCCTTCTTGTAGAACCGGGTGCGGAACGCTGTCTTGCTGGTGCCCAGACGTTCACCCTTGTCCACCACGAGAAACTGACCGTGCAGGTCTTTGTAGCCGTTGCTGGCAGGGGTGCCCGTGAGGCCCGTGGTCCACTCGAACTGGTCCGCGATCTTGCGAAACGCTTTGACCCGGTTCGTGGCGCTGTTCTTCATCTTGCTGATCTCGTCCCACACGATGCCGTTGAACGGCATGGGGCGACCCTTCTTGACAAAGTAGGTCTGGAGAGTCTCGGCCAGCCAGCCAAGGTTCTCGTAGTTGATCATGTACACGTCAGCAGGGCGCAGGAGAGCGCGGGTGCGCTGGTCCTTTGTGCCCGCCACCATGCTGAACTTGAGGTGCTTGGTGTGCTCCCACTTCGCAGCCTCTTGCCTCCACACCAGCCGGATTACTCGGATGGGAGCCACGATGATCACACCGCGCAGGAAGCTGGTGCGGATCAGGTGGGCCAGCGTGGTCAGTGTGATCACGGTCTTACCCAGTCCCATGTCCAGCCACAGCATCGAGTTGGGATGTGTGGACTGGAAATTGACCGCCTTTTTCTGGTAGTCGTGGAGCAGGTCAGGTGTCAGCATCCCATCACCATCACGTCAACCATCAATTTACCCTCGGCCACGTTGTCAATGACGAACACGTTGACCATCTGTTGCCGGAGCCTGTCGTGCTCCCGGTACTGCGCTGGCGTGGGCACTTGACCCTCGCGCTTGAACTCGCAGAACCACATGCGCCCATCGGGTCCGATGAACAGACGATCAGGCACAGCGGCACGGGCAGGGCTGGTGAACTTGTACGCCAGCACACCCTTGGATTTGGCGTAGTCGCAGACCTTTTTCTCAATGTCTTTCTCAAGCATCACCGTACCCCACGATCATCAAGCCACAACATGAACAGCAGACAGCACCCAGCATGAGCCAGATGATGCAGGCCACTCTCGGGGTCTTTGGTTTCACCGCTTCGCCAAGCGTGAACGTGGCGCATCAGCGCATCGTAGTAACGCTCTGGGCCACGATCAACGTGCTGCCAGTTGTTCTCTTTGTACTTGGCAGCGCCAAACTCCAGCACCGCGATGATCTGCTGCACAGTGCCCGATGGAAGCAGACTCCAGCGATGCTTTGCGTTATCGAATTTCATGCCAATCCCAGACATAGCTTCTCCACTTCTCTGACGTAGTAATCGAAATCCACTGGCGACTTGCCAGCGTCATTGATGTCGTTGCAGACCTGCACACCCCAGCCCGACTCCACGCCAATCTTGCGCCACTCGGTCTTGCCCTTGAGGGGCGGCATGTACTTGAACAGTCGGCCACCGCCTTCGGAGATGTAGTAGCGCGTGATGTTCTGAATCTTTTGGGGCGGCTGGTTGTCCCACTCGATGGCGAGGTGGCTGCTGCGGGGCACCTTGGTGCGCAGCATGAAGTCCATGATGTCGGGCCACTGCTCGACTGTCTCGCGGATCGGCGCACCCTCGACCAGCACCTTCTCGGCCACCTTGGGCACCACCAGTCCACCGGCGTTCTGGTGCCAGCCGACCTTGTACTCATAGGCACCTTTGCGCTTGGTGCTGCCGTCCTCAAACACGCCGATGTACGAGTTGACATCGCGGATCATCATGGCCTTGTACACGGCTTCCTCAAGGTTCAGCCCGGTGCGCGACTGCCACGCAGCGCGGGCCAGATCGACCAGCATCTTGTGGCTGCGGGGCACACGCACAGTCAGGCCGTCAGTGTTCACTTGGATCAAGCGCAGACCGGGGATGTGCATCAACCCCTCGGCCAGCAGACACAGCAGCAGTTGGCCGTTGAGTGTGATACTCATGGTGAACAGCGGGTCGTAGAAGATCGAGAATTGGTTGTTGCTGTCACCGTAGACGCCGTTCAGCGCCAGCTTCAGCATCGCGCTTTCTGCGGACTTCTTGGGGTACTGCTTGCGCTGCTCGAACAGGTGCTTGTAGATGCTGACAAACTCTTTTCCGAGATGGGCCGGGTGAAACCCATTCGTGATTGCCAAGTTTGGATAGTATGAAGTGACATCCAAGTCCACGATGACGTACTCACCGTCAGACTCGATGACCTCTGACTCGATGGAGCCGTGGATTCCTCCAAGGCCGAAGACAAAAGTAAAGCCATTGATTGTTGCTGTGAGGTCCGTGAAGACCCCCTTGGTTTCGGTGATGGTCTGAGCCTTGAGCCAGTTCATCACCCGATTAAATTCAGGATGCTCGAAGTTGATCCACGGCAGGATGGCATCCTTGAGGTGGATCACCGGGCGCTTGGTCTGCCGAGGT